GCAGACATTGTTTCTGCTAGCCAAAGACCACATGTTTATTTGGACCCCACAAACTCTCAAGGTGGAGAGTTGAAACTGCCGTTTTTCACGTACCATAATGTTTGGGACGTGACTAACATGGATTGGCGGAATATGGGAGAGATGGTTATTCACAGCATGCAGAAGTTGAAGCATGCCAATGGAGCCACTGATACGGTCACCGTAAACGTATTCGCTTGGGCGGAGGATGTGAAGTTTGCCATCCCCACCAATTTCGAACCTGGTGCTATTACGCCCCAAGCAGACGAATACGCAGCCAAGCCGGTTTCACGAATTGCCGGCGCTGTGGCTAATGCCGCAGCATATATGACAGAAGTCCCCTGGATCGGACCATTTGCACGCGCTACGGAGATAGGTGCGGGTGCTATTGGTGCAATTGCCACTCTTTTTGGCTACAGTTCTCCATTGATGTTGGAGTCGAGTCAGTACCGTCCTATAACGGTATCTAACTTGGCTGTGACTAATTTGCCGAATGAAAGTACTAAACTCGCTGTAGATTGTAAGCAGGAGTTAACACTCGATTCGAGAACAGTCGGCCTAGATGGCGAAGATGAATTGACGATCAAGCATATTGCTTCACGGGAGAGCTGGCTTGCCAGCTTTCCTTGGCGTCTGGGGACCAAGCAAGAGGTGTTACTGTGGAACCACGTTGTGGATCCGTGTCTTCACTACAAGCAAGGGAAAGAAATTCACATGCCTGCAGTTTGTTTTGCGGCAGTGCCTTTCAAGTACTGGAGGGGAACTTTGAAATATCGATTTCAGTTTGTATGTTCCAAGTACCATAAAGGTCGAATCAAGATTGTATATGATCCGACCGGTACACCTCCCGATGGTACAGCAGAGTACAACACTGCTTACACCACCATTGTAGACATCAGTGACAACAGCGATTTCGAAATCGCAGTCGGGTGGGGCCAACGAGATCCTTACCGGGAGCATTTTGCTCCTGGAACGGTTCTTCTGCCAACACAGATGTACAACATCAACCCACTCACACTAACCACTCCTACATCCAACATCGGCAATGGAACTTTATCCATGTACGTCGTAAACGAACTCACCGTGCCTAACAGCACCATCGACAATGACATTGAGGTCAACGTCTTTGTAAGTGCTGGTGATGATTTTGAAGTAGCTGTCCCTGATGCTAGCATCATGGAGAAACTTCGATTGAGAACGGCAGAGGCGACTATTGCGCCGCAATCCTTAGAGTTCGAGGTGGAAAAGGAGAACAGACCTCCCATCGAAGAGGTTGAACCCCACGCAGGAGAGTCGGAAGAGACAACCGAGGATTCGCGGCCTGCCAACGTTTCGACGTTGAATCAGGCTGCGGCATCTGTCTCACGGAAGGATGAAACCAATCTGGTATATTTTGGTGAATCCATCCATTCATTCCGACAGCTATTGAAGCGGTACTGCAGACATT